TCGGCCGCCTTTTGCAGTCGGGCGGCGAATTCGTTGATGCCGGTGAACTGCACCCGCGCGAAGGCGCTGGCCGTCTCGCGGCCGGTGAGGCCGCCGTCCAGAATTCTCGGCGTCGTGTTCGGCGTGACGATTGCCATTACTGCATCTCCCGCACGAGCATTTCCATCATTGTGCGGTGCTGCCGCTCCGTCACGCTGGCGATCTCCAGCGTCTTGCCTCGCCAGACGATCCGGTGCTGAACGGTCACCGAGGCCCGATAGCGGATGATCAGCTTATGGGAGGCGATTACGTTGGCCTGCTGGGCCTGAAGGATGTCGCGGCTCGACAAGCCTTCGACGTAGGCCCAAACCGTGCCGTCGCTCGCCCAAGACAGCGTGACTTCGCCCATCGGACTCCGAATCTCAGTCGGAGCCTGGATCGTCACTCGTTCGTTCAGCATCCCGGCCTTGATCACGTTACGGTGCCCTCGCCGATGAACATGACCTCGTAGGCGACGGTTCCAGACGAAGACGCGAGCCGAGCCGTGGCCGAGGCGAAGCCTGAGTCGCTCGGCGACACGACGCAGTAGACGCCGCCGGGGGCGATGGCGACCGTGCCGGAGGCGGGGAATCCGGCGAACCCCGGCGACAGGCCGCCGACGAGAAGGTTGCCGGACGACGCAGTATTTCGGACGTACACGACCTTCACGGCCGAGAATGCCACCGTTACCGCCGCCCCGTCGCGGGTGTCGGCGAGGCTGCCGAGCGTGAAATCAGCCGTCCCTGCGGCTCCCGCCGAACCCGTCTTGCTCCACACCACCTGGGCCTGGTTCGCCGCCGTGCCGTCGGTAAACAGCATCGCGTAGGTGGCCGGCGTGACCCGCATCGCACGCGACAGATCGCCGGCGGCGGTTTCGTGGGCCACGATGGATACGGCGACTTGGGCATTCAGAGGCATCGGTTAGTTTCCCATGACGTAGATTTCGTATTGCTCGCCTTGAACGCCGCCGATGCGGAGGATGCTGCCGCCGGAAGTCGTCGCGAAGCCGCTCGAGTTGGGGCAGGAAAGCAGGAAGGCGCCGCCCTCGCGGATCGGATAGCCCCGGAGCGTCAAGGAGCCGAGGTTGATCATCGGCGAGAAGTTCCAGCCCACGGCGTCCTGCACGAAGTTGCGGAAGTCGGTGCCGCCCCAGCCTGCCGTCATCGCGATGGCCGAGGTGCTCGACAGGTTCTTGATGCAGACGAGCTTCACGATCGCGATGCCGCTCGTGAGCAGGTCGATATCGTCGTGGCCGATGACGCCGAACGTGCGGCGGTCGCTCCAGACCTTGGAGCAGTCGCCGACGTTGAACGAAAACGAGACGGGGTGCTCGGTGGAGGCCCGCGTCAGCCCGACCTGCTCGGTGCGGGTGGCCGCCACGTTCGCCTGCACCGTCGCTGTCAGGCTCATCGGTAGCCCCCCCAGCCAGATGCCGACAGAAGCGTCTGGAACGTCATCGGGATGTTCTGGATTTGGAGATTCGCCGGCGTCACCGGCTCCCGGTTGGCGTACCAGTGGGCCACCAGAAGCAGGATCAGGTGCTTGAGCGTCGCAGGCACCGCCGATCCGCTCGAGCCGTATCCCGCAGTCCAGCGGACGAGCACGCTGTTCTCGTCGCCCCGCACCGCCGGCCAGACGCCGTTGTAGAGAGGGTAGATGCGGCCGGGCGTGGCGTAGACGTCCACCTGAAAGGCGTTCGCCGCACTCGTGATCGTGTTCTCCGTCCCACCCTCGTCGCGGTAGACCACGGTGACGGTCTGGGCCTGCATCGGCGTCCTAGGCAGCGTGACTTCCCAGAGCGGGAAGGCGTCGTAGCGGGCCTCCCAGACGGTCGAAATCATCGACACGTCCAGAATATCCTCGACGTAGACGCGAGCCGCCGTGATCAGCGTAGACAAGTAGGCGTCGTCATCGGCGATATCGACGCGGCAGTGGGCCTTCGCCTCGGCCAGCGTCACCGGCTCGACCGCCGGCTCGGTGTGGCGACGAAGACTGCGGTACGGCGTGATGCCTACCGACGGCGACTGCGGGACGACGTAGACAAGGCCGTTTCCGGTGATCATTTCGACTGCCTCTTCCTAGGACGGTTTTCGATCATCGCCCGCTCTGCACGCTGCTCGACGACCGCCGCCTCGGTACGCTCCTCGACGGGGGCGATCAGGCCGCGGCCGATGAAGATGCGGGCCATGCCGTCGCCCCAGTCGAATTCCTGGCCTGCCTTGTAGCCGCCGAACGACTTGAGAACCCTGATCTTCATTCGACCACTCCCCACGCCTTGGCGTGCGGCTTCCGCTCGGCCCAGTAATCGGTGGTGTGCTGCTGCACCTTGCCGTCCTCGGCCTCCCGCGACGGCCAGGTGATCATCAGCTCGGCGTGGCCGACGCTGATGTTCGTGGCGATGCCGAGCTTGTTGCCGGCGGCCTCAAATTTCCGCCACATATAGATGTCTTCGTCAGTGTGTCCTCCCGTGAACTCCCCCTTCTCATTGGCGATCGAGAGGAACCACGGCTTCTCCATCTTCTTCAGTGCCGCCGTCTTGATCGGCGTGCAGCCGAAGTGAGCCGTCGCGACCGGCTGGACGGGCTTGGAGAACCAGTCGCTGCCGACGGTTGTCTGCTCCTCCGGCGTCTTGCCCTGAAGCGCGAACATCACCGCGTTCGCCTCACGCTTCGTCTGGAGCGGGGCGATGGCGTCGTAGCCGCTCCAGTAGAGCAGCGTTATCAATGCCTCGACCGTCTTGGCCGTGAAGATCGTGTCGTAGTCGATGGCTAGAATTACATCGTAGTCATCAATGACGCTCTCCATCGACCTCTGGACGCACTGGCCCCAGAACGCACCGGAGTGCTTGACGATAGAAATCTTGTGGGGCGTCAGCGCCTGCGAGACGCAGAAGAAATTGTCAGTGAAGCCGAGGCGAGGAGTGCTCATCAGAGCACAGACCCTCACCTCGGCTTCACAGTTACCGACACGCAGCATCATGGGTATCGCTCCTTATGAGGAGCGGGCGCGCATCCTTGCGCCTTACCCGGCCATCATGGCCGTCCCGCTTGTACGGGATCAGCCACGGACCAGACCGATGACACCAGCCTGCGAGGCGTTCTCGGGGGCCACCTCGGCGCGGCCGAGCCGAGCAACGATCGCCACGTTGGCCGAAGCACCGGGGGTGTAGTTCACCCGCAGGTATCGCTTCTTCGCCTTCGTGTCCACGTCAAGCTTCAGCACGGCTACGCTGCCGGTGGCAGACACAGCCGGGATCGAGAAGCCGCCGGTGCCGCCGCCGACGAGAGCCGTCACGTCGGAGTAGCCGGAGCCGGAAGCATCCGACTCCTCGACCTTCACCGCGTTGGCGAAGACGGTCGAGGCGTTGCTCGCACGCAGCACCGTGATGCTGGCGTGATCGTAGCCGATGGTGTCGATGACGAGCTGCGCCGTAGCCGTCGAGCCGACAGCGGCGGCGGGCAGTTCAGCAACGACACGATGGTTCTGGGAATGGATCATGCTTCAGGTGCTCCTTGTGATCACGAGGCCGCCGACTTGAGGGCGACCACCGGGCCGACCTCGCTCGTCGAGCCGAGAGAGTGATGGTTGATGTCGAACCGCATGGTTCCCTGGAGGAGAACCTGATCAGTCGTGGCGTAGACCTGATCGAACAGCCGCACCGAGAAGTCCCGGCGACGAGCGTAGATCGAGGACAGGCCGAGGTTGCCGAACAGCACCTTCACCTTGCTGGCGTCGGCACCGAGGGTGCTGTTGAGCACATGCACCATCCGCACCGGATAGCCAAGGAAGGTTTCGCCGGCACCGGAGCCGATCTCGGCGACCGTGTTGCCACCGGCGGCGTACTTCAGGCGAGCGATGCTCGCTGCGTAGCCGGCGGGGCTGACGTAAAAGGCCGCACCGTTGCGGGCGTACATCGGCAGCTTGCCCATCGCACCGAGGAAGTCCTCGATGTCGAGAGTCTCGAAGCCGGTGTTGCCGCTGGCCGCGGTGTGAACCGAAGCCGTGTGGCTGCCGTTGTCGATCTTCGACACGATGCCGCGGATGCCCCCCACGCTGGAGCTGCCGTCACCAAGCCAGCCACACAGGTCTACCGTGTAGGCCAGGCTGGTCGCGAACTCCTGGGCACAGGCATCTGCAAGCGAAATCAGGGCGTCTTCCACAACCTCGCTCGACATCCGGCAGGCCACGGCGAGCTTCTTCGCCGTCAGGCTGACGTTGCCGTAGGTCGGCTCGCTCTCGGTGATGGCCGAGCCTTCGCCGATGAAGTAGGCCGACGTGCCGGTGAGCCGCTTCGGGATCACCATCGTGTCGCGGGTCATCGACACCGTCTCGACGCCGCTGGCAGCGAACGTGCCATAGGTTTCGACAAGACGAATCACGCGATTGGCGAACTCCTCCGGCACGAGTGCGCCGCCGGAAGCGTTGCTGCTCTCGTTGAGGGCGCGGTTCTGGACGCCGTGATCCTGGCACCACCGGAGGTCGTCGGCGTTCTTGAACACGTTGCCGCGAATCCAGCGTCCCATCCGGTATGCCTGCTCGACAGCCTCGGGGCCGTCGTTGAAGGCGCGGAGAGTCGTGTGATGCGGGTAGATCGCCCGAATCTCGGTCTTCCGCTCCTCCGCAGCAGGAGCCGCGAGGGGGGCCGGTGCCGGGGCGGCCTTCTCGACCACCGCACGGAGTTCAGCCTCCTTCGCAGCGAGCTTGCCCTCGAACTCCAGATCGGACTTGACCTTGTCGGCTTCGTCGGAAAGCTTCCGAAGCTCCGAGGTCTGATCCTCCGAACGCTCGGCCACATCGGCCAGTTCGTTCATCCGAGCGGCCAGAGCCGCAGCACGATCCTGAAGACGCTTGAGGTTGCTCGCCATGTTCGGCCTGCTCCTAACTGAGCCGGCCAGGCGTGCATGACAGATGCGCGACGGCCGGCGGGTGGTTTGTTCCCGCAAGCGCGCCGCGCCTTGAATCCTCAAGGCACTCGCACTGCTCTCGCGACATCCATCGCGAGCCTTGTATCTACCTGTAGGTTATCGTGCGTGGCGTATGCCGTGCAACGGAGTCGAGAGGATCGCCGCCTTCAGCGCCGCCGCCTTCCCGATGTAGTCGGTGGTATCGACGACCACTTCGGCCGACCGAGCCGACTCGGCCTCAAGCTGCTTGACCTTCCTCGCCGCCCAGTTCTTCGCCGGCGTGCCGCCCCACAAGAGCCACGCCACGAACCCAGGCTTCTCTTCGCCCGGCGTATCCCAGCCTGGCGACTTGCTCGCCGACTCGTGCCGCGCGAACCACGCATTCATCTCGCGAACCCAGTCGCTGTTCATCTCGTCGCGGCGGGCGAGGCGATTCGCTCGAGCCACCGTCTCCGGCTTCAGCCCGTCGCCGCTCTTCCCTTCTTCGTGGAGCCGGAGGCCACGCTTCGCCGCCGCCGCCATGCCGGCCGTCGGCTTCAGGCTCACGGCGCGTTCGTCGTCTTCGACGACTTCGGAAACG